CGCTCGGCCTCTCGGTCTGCGAGGCGGTGAGCGTGGCGCGGAATGAGTTGCGGCCGATCCTGAATGCAGAGTTTGTCAATTTGCTCGCGCACGGGTTCTACTCCGAAGGCGGTTATGAGGTCGTCGATGATGCGATCACCCGCAGGCTCTACGCCGACGTGGTGATCGAACGCGTTGTTAAAGAGCTTCAACTGCCCTTGCCGGTTCGACCGTTTCCGCGCACACCCGAAATCGCGCTCGAAATGATCGAGCACATCTTCAGGTATTTTGACAGTCCGCCCGGTGCGTTGCGCTGGCAAAGATGGTGCGCGTCTGCCATCGCGCGCGGGGGTGTTTCGCTCGATCAGGCGGCGGCAGAACTCGGCGCTCCATTCTGGTTTTTGCGCGCACTCGCCGTCGCGTTGCACGCCGAAGCATTGTTTGAGCCGGAGATCGTGGCTGCTGTTGAGCGGCGTGCCGCTGGCCGGTAAATTCGCAGATGTTCTCCCCTGTACGGGATGCCCTCGCGGCTCAGTCTCGCGTCGCCGCACGGGCAAATTTCGCATCCGCCAACAATCCGACCGCTCAGCGCATCGCTTCGCTGTGGACCGACAATGTGATCGGCGACGGGCCGACCGCGCGCTCGCAGCACCCGAACCGAATTATGCGCCGCGCGCTCGAAAGCGCGTGGGCGCGCTTCTATCGCCGTGCCGGTCTCGATGGCGATCTCTGCGCCGTGCTGCGGCTCGCCTTCCGCGCGATGGTGATCGATGGCGAAGTTCTGCTGCTGATGCAGACGACCGCGCGCGGTGAGGTTCGCGTGCGCGTTTTGTCATCCCGGCACCTCGATGCCTCAGTCAATCGCGAGGCGGCAGATGGCGGGCAGATCGTTTCGGGCGTCGAATTTGATCTGACTGGTGAGCGCGTCGCCTATTGGATTTTGCCCGATGCCGATCCGCTAGCAACGATCAGTCGTGCCGCTGTGCGCGTCCCGGCTGAGGACGTGATCCACCTGTTCGATCCGAAATTCCCCGGTCAAGTGCGTGGGCTTTCGTGGCTGACGGCTGTGCTGCCGATGCTGATGGAGTTTGACCGGCTGCTCGATGCGTTGTCGGCTCGCATGAACACTGCGGCGCTGTTCGGAGCTTGGATCACCGATCCGGAAGGCAGTGCGTTTGGCGATGCAGTGAGCAAAACCAGCGACCGCGCCGAACTCTCGATGGAGCCGGGGATCGTCCGCATTCTGCCGCCCGGTGCCGATATCCGCTTCCCCGATCTCCCGACAATCGACGGCGCGCCCGATCTCTTGCGGCAGATGCTCCGCAGCATCGCGGCCGGATGCGATCTCCCCTATGAACTGCTCGCTGGCGACCTCAGCCACGTCAACTTTCGAGCGCGAAGACGGGTTTCAGCGCGTTTTATCGGCGCTGCAAAGCGATCCGCGCGTTAATTATCTCTGAGGTGCTGGAGCGTCTGTGGCAACGGGTGGTGGCGCTCGAAATCATTTCCGGCCGCTTGCATGCGCCTGATTTTGAATTCGCGACCGATGACTATTTCGGCGCGAGCTTTCTTTTCCCGCAGTGGGAAAGCCTTAATCCGCTCGACGAGACCAAAGCGGATGTGATGGCAATCGAGGCAGGGATCGCCTCTCGTCATCAAATCATCGCCGCGCGCGGCCGTGACCCCGAAGAGGTCGATCGAAATTGCCGCCGACCAATTCACCCCGCGATTGATCGTCAGCCCAAACGCCGCTCTCACCCAATAGGAGTTTCCAAAATGCCGTTGGCGTTCTCGAACAAGCTCCTGAGCCGCGATATCGGGGACATTTTGGAGGTGCGCGATGCAGTCACTCGGCCGCGCACTTTTAGCGCCGCCGCGCGTACCGTGGAGGTGATCGCTGCAACAACGACCCCCGTGTCGCGCCGGGACGCGCAAGGCGAGTTCGATGAAGTCCTCGATTTGCGTGGTGCTGATCTCGATGCACTGATCGGAGCGCCGGTACTCAATGGGCACCGGAGCGAGGGCATCGATAACATTCTCGGCAGCGTCATCGATGCACGCGTCGAAGGCGACCAGATCATCGCGACCTTGCAAATTTCGGAGCGCGCCGATCCCGCCGTGCTCCGGGACATCGGGGAAGGCGTGATCAATTCGGTCTCGCTCGGCTATCAGGTCGCGCGTTGGCAACAGGGTACCGCCAATGGCCGCCGGGTCCGCACTGCCGTCGAGTGGACCCCGCGCGAGGTGTCTTTTGTCGCCGTCGGAGCCGATCCGCGTGCGCGCACCCGCTCGCTGGAACGTCACACCGGGCGCGCTTCGATCAATCGCCAAATCCGCGAACTCGGCCGCCGCGCGGGCATCGCGACGCAGACCACCGATCAACTCATCGATAACGAGGCCAGCGTCGAGGAGGCGTGCGTCATGTTCTTCGATCAGATGCTTACGCGGGGCACTCTGCCGATCCGTGTCTCGATGGGCACCGACTACACCGACCCGAACCTTCAGACCCGCGCGGTCGAGGATGCGCTCTATGGGAAAATGACTGGCATCGTCCCGAGCGGCCCCGCCAGCGCATTCTATCACCGCAGCACAACCGACCTGATGGCGCATTGCTTGCGCATCCAAGGGGTGTCGCTCCGGAGCGAAGACCCGGCTGAAATCTTCCGCGCGGCAATGCTGACGCGCTCGGCGGGCGGGCTGCATAGCACCTCGGATTTCCCGACCGTCCTCGGCAACACCGCGAACCGCCGTCTCGGCGAGCTTTTCAAGGCGGCCGAGAGCGGCGCTTCCGCCATCGCCGCAAACGGCACGGTGCGTGACTTCCGGCCGATCACCGAGGCGCGGCTCACTTCCTTTCCCTCTTTGGAGAAGCTCGGTGAGAACGGCGAAATTACGTGGGGCACTCTGGAGGAAACGGGCGAGACGCTCGTAATTAGCTCCCACGCGCGCGGCATCGGGATCACGTTTCAGGTCATCGTGAATGACGACCTCTCGGCAGTGGACGGGAGCATTCGGGATATCGCCTTCGCGACCGCGCAACGGAAGGCGAAGCTGATCGTCGCGGCCCTGAGCGCCCCAATGTCGGACGGCAATTCGCTCTTCCATGCGGCGCACGCAAACCTCGCCAATATCAGCACCGGCCCGGAAGCGGACACGCTGAGCACGGGGCGGCTGGCACTCATGAAGCAGACGGCTCCCGGCAGCACCGAACCGCTCGGCCTCACCCCTGCGATCCTTTTTGTGCCCGCCGAATTGCAGACGGAAGCCGAGAAAACGGTCGCAGCAATCACGCCGGCAAGTTCTGACAACGTCAATCCGTTCGCTGGCAAGCTGCAAGTGGCCGTGGAGCCGCGTCTGACGAGCGCGACGCAATGGTATTTGTTCGCGTCGCCGTCGCTCTATCCGACAATCCGCTTCCTCACGCTCGCGGGCTTTGAGGCTCCGAGGTTCGAGACAAGTCAAGAATTCGACCGGCTCGGCACGTCCTATCGTGTGCACTGGCATTGCGGCGCAGGTCCGGTCGATTGGCGCGGCGCTTGGAAGACGGCTGGGGCGTAATCGTGGCGGACCTCACGACGCTCACGGCAGATTTGGAGCGGCTCAAAAAGGCGCGCCGCTCCGGTGTACTGCGCATTTTGCTCGCGGATCGCGAGGTCACGTACCGAAACGATCAAGAACTCGCACGGCAGATCGCGGCGCTCGAAGCCGAAATCGCTGCTCTGCAAGGCGCTTCTAAACCGCGCACGGTTGCAGTGCGCTCCGAAAAAGGATGGCTCTGATGAAAAATTTCGTTCAACCCGGCCATACCGTCACACTCACGGCACCGACCGGCGGTGTCAAATCAGGCGATTTCATCGTCATAAGTTCGCTCTGCGGCGTCTGCGCTTTCGATGCTGCTGAGGGCGAAAATGTCGAGGTCGCCGTCACGGGTGTCTATTCGCTGCCGAAGGCGGCGGAGCAGATCGGCCAAGGCACTGCGGCGTATTGGGATGGCACTGCAAAGAACGTGACCGTCACTTCGACAGATAACAAGCTGATCGGCGCGGCAATCGCTACGGCGGCCAGCGGCGATGCGCTGGTGAACATCCGGCTGAACGGGACCACGGTCTAGCAGCGCGCGTTCCTTGAGGGCGGAGCGGCTAGTCCAACAACGGGAAGCTAACCTCCGGGCGCGCTAATCGTCTTGAGCCGGTCAAGGTCAGCAGGGCCGCAGAGTATAGGTTCGGATAAGCATCATGAGCCGCGCCCCACTGGCGTTCAAGGAAACCGATATCACGCGCGCGATCAAGGCGGCGCGGAAGGCCGGCCTTGGCGTGGCGCGGGTCGAGATTGACAAAGAGGGCAAGATCGTCATCGTCGCCGAAAAGACTGGCGAGACCCCAGCATCCGGTAACCCTTGGGACGGGGTCCTGATCGATGGCCAAAATTAGACTGAAGCACGTGAATGCAATTCTCGGCAGAGACGGGAAGGTCCGTTATTACCTCCGTCGCCGTGGTTTTAAGAACGTGCCGCTGCCGGGCTTGCCCGGTTCTGCGGAGTTCATGGAAGCGTACGCGAGCGCGCAAGTGGGCGAGCGTATCACGGTCGGGGCGGGCCGAGCGAAGCCCGGCTCGGTGGGAGCGGTGGTCGGGGCATATCTCGGATCAATCGAATTTGGAAATTTGTCGGCCGAGACCCGGCGGACGCGTCGGAACATTTTAGAGCGATTTCGTGACGAACACGGCGACAAGCCTTTGGCGCTGCTCCAGCGTAAGCACATCACTGACATGGTGGCAAAGAAGGCAGGAACGCCGTCGGCCGCTCGAAATTTTCTTGCCACCATCCGCCTGCTCATGCGCTTCGCAATCAGGACCGGTATCAGGACCGATGATCCGACTGCGGAAGTCGAGCGCGTCAAGATCAGAACAACTGGGTTCGCGACTTGGAGCGAGGAGCACATCGCGCAATTTGAGAAAATGCATGCGTTGGGAACGCGAGCGCGTTTGGCCATGGCCCTGTTGCTCTACACGGGTCAGCGTCGCGGCGACGTGGTCAGAATGGGGCGGCAGCACATCAGGGGAGGTGCCGTCCACGTTCGTCAGCAAAAGACGGGTGCCGAATTGGCCATCCCTTTGCATCCCGAACTGAGCAGGGTTTTGGAGGCAACACCTTCGGATCACCTGACGTTTCTGACAACCGCGTTCGGCCACCCTTTTTCGGCGGCAGGGTTCACCAACTGGTTCCGGGATATCTGCAATGAGGCAGGGATACCTAGAGGACTGTCGGCTCACGGCTTGCGGAAGGCCGCTTGTCGGCGACTTGCCGAGGCAGGTTGTTCGGCAAATGAGATTGCCGCGATCTCCGGTCATGTGAGTTTGCGGGAGGTCGAGCGCTACACCAAAGCAGCGGATCAGGCGCGCATGGCCCGGAGCGCAATCACGAGGCTTGCGCGGGACGGTTCGTGAACAGCTTGTTACAAACTTTCGGTGCCGAAGTTACAAACAGCAGGAGAACACATTGATATTACAGAGGTCGGCAAACGTGGTGGTGAGCGCGCTGGGACTCGAACCCAGGACCTACTGATTAAAAGTCAGTTGCTCTACCGCCTGAGCTACGCGCTCGTGCAGCCTACGGGAAGAGGCCGCCGCACGGCCTGCCGCACGGTTCCCGTGCAGGCCGCATGCTTCGCCCGGCTGTGTAGGGGCCGCTTTCCCAGCGGTCAATAGGCGGTTTCGGCGCACTCGCGCCCGCGCCGCGCTTTGCTACACTCGCGCCTCCCGTACCGCCTCCGGAGGAGCCATGCCGATCGTCAATCGTGTCGCCGACCTTGCCGCCGAGATCACCGCCTGGCGGCGCGATCTGCATGCGCATCCGGAACTGCTCTACGACGTGCACCGGACGGCGGCCTCGGTCGCCGAGAAGCTGAAGGCCTTCGGCTGCGACGAGGTGGTCACCGGCATCGGGCGTACCGGCGTGGTCGGGGTGATCCGCGGGCGCAAAGCCTCGGGGCCGGCGATCGGCCTACGCGCCGATATGGACGCGCTGCCGATCGAGGAGGCAACGGGGCTGCCGTACGCCTCGACCAATCCGGGCAAGATGCACGCCTGCGGGCATGACGGGCATACCGCCATGCTGCTCGGCGCCGCGCGCTACCTTGCCGAGACGCGCAACTTCGCCGGCACGACGGTGGTGATCTTCCAGCCGGCCGAGGAGGGCGGGGCGGGCGGCAAGGCGATGGTCGAGGATGGGCTGATCACCCGCTTCGGCATCGGTGAGGTTTACGGCATGCACAACTATCCGGGCATGCCGGTCGGCTCCTTCGGCATGCGCCCGGGCCCGACGATGGCATCGGCCGACTTCATCACCATCGACATCGAGGGCGTCGGCGGACATGCGGCGCGGCCGAACCTCACCGTCGATCCGGTGCTGGTCGCGGCGCAGACGATTGTCGCCATGCAGTCGGTCGTCTCGCGCAACGTCGACCCGCTGAAATCGGCCGTCGTCTCGGTCACCGTCGTCGAGGCGGGCACGGCCGACAACATCATCCCGCAGAGCGTGCGCCTGCGCGGGACCGTGCGCACCCTTGCCGAGGATGTGCGCGTGATGGTCGAGCAGCGGCTCGCGAGAATCGTCACGCACACGGCGGAGGCATTCGGCGCCAAGGCAAAATTCCACTACCGGCGCAATTACCCGGTGCTGGTCAATCACGAGCGGCAGACCGAATTCGCCGCAAGCGTGGCGCAGCAGGTCGCGGGTGAGGGCCACGTGGACACCGACCTTCCGCCGATGATGGGGGCGGAGGACTTCTCCTTCATGGTCAACGAGCGGCCCGGCGCTTTCATCTGGATCGGCAATGGCGACAGCGCAGGCCTGCACCACCCGAAGTACAATTTCAACGACGAGGCGATCCCGTTCGGCACGTCGTATTGGGTGAAGCTCGTCGAGACCGCGCTGGCGGGATGATCGCGCCCAAAACCTCTCACCCGTCATGCGCGGACTTGACCCGCGCATCCCGATCAGGATGGCAACGACGTCTTACACCGCCTCGCGCGAGTTCTCCGCCCGTGCCGCGCGCCGCAGCGCAAGCCACCGTGCTTCCGCCGCGCGCCACGTGGCGAAGTCGTTGAGCGACGAGCGCTCGAGCGCCGCCATCAGCACCGCAGCGAGGAAGGGCAGGCTCTGCACGCACAAGACGGCGGCAAACAGATTGATCTCCCGCACCTGCTTGACGTTGGTCGCAACCAGCACGACCGCTCCGAGAAGCAACAGGGCCGCCAGCACGCCTTCCCAGAAGGCGGGAAATTCGGTCTTCTTGCGCGCGCCGCCCTTGTCGGTGCGCACGAAGGGCAGGTGATCCTTCATGAGCCCGAGCCCGACCGCGCGCGCCACCGTCCACTGCACCGACATCGCGGCGAAGATCGAGGCGAACAGCTGCCGTTTGGTCACGCGCACGCGCAGCCGGTAGAGCGTCACGCAGTGCAGGACCGACACGAGGAAGCTCGCCATGATCGGCACGGTCAGGATGCGGTCCGGCACCGCGATATCCAGGAATGCGACCGCCGGCACCCAGAGGATATTGAGGACGGCGACCACCACCCCGACGCTTTCCGCGCCGAGCCAGTTGAGCCAGCCGAGCAGGAATTCGCGCTTCTGTTCGCGCGTCAGCACGCTGCCGCCGGGCAGGAAGCGGCGCCAGTGTTTCTTGAAAATCTGGAATCCGCCGTAGGCCCAGCGGTCGCGCTGCTTCTTGTAGGCCTCGTAGGTATCGGGCAGCAGGCCGTGGCCGTAGCGGCGGTTGGTGTAGTGTGCATGCCAGCCGTGCTCGAGCATCGTCAGCCCGAGATCGGTGTCTTCGCAGATCGTGTCGCTCGACCAGCCGCCGACCGCGTCCATCGCGCTGCGGCGGATCAGGCACATGGTCCCGTGCACGATG